TGGATTATAGAGAATGTATTGTAGAATAAAAGCGGATAAAGAAGATATAAGATATTAGCTAAGGGTGAGGGATTAGTCAGAAGGAGCCGAAGTGTTTTGCGTACCCGTTGAAACAAACTGGGGTCTGTAATGTTTAAGCCTATAGGCGACGGTTACGGCAACGGCTACGGCAACGGCGACGGCAACGGCGACGGTTACGGAAACGGCTACGGCAACGGCTACGGCAACGGCGACGGTTACGGCAACGGCTATGGCTACGGCTACGGCTACGGCAACGGCGACGGTTACGGCAACGGCGACGGTTACGGGACAGTAAACACCTTAAAACCTCTTAACAAAAGGGAGCAGACATGACAGGCTATCAAAGCAAAAAGAAAGCGGCAAGTGCCAAGACAATAGACCAAGTTAATTGGGTAGACCATGAGCCTGATGGGTTGGTACATACAGCGCAGGACAAGTTGGAATTAGTTGATTACGAGAAGTTGGCTGCACTTGGGTGGCAAGCAATCGAATGCCCATTTTGTGGCTCATCTGGCGCTCAAGCGTTCCCCAAGCCTGTAGCACAGCCAGCGCAGGAGCCTGAGCTATTGCGTGATGCGGTGTTCGCCGTGCTGGAAGGATTTACCTTGCCCCATGATGTTCGCAAGATACTTGAAGCTGCCTACTACGCCGCCCCACTACAGCCAGCGCAGGAGCCTCAAACCTGCAAAGGTAGGAAATGCCAAGCCAGCAACGAAAACGGTTTTGACCACTCGCCGGAATGCATTGCTGATACAGCAAGAGATCAAGGATGGAGCACCGCCCCACCACAGCGCCCTTGGATAGGGTTGACACCGGAAGAAACAACGGGCTTCACCCAGCACGAAATGTCTGTGGTGAAGTATGTAAGCAAAGTATTGATGGAGAAAAATGGATGACTATCGGACGATTTGCAATTGGCGGCGACTCTAAGCGCCGCGTACTCGGTTTAGCTGGTGAGTGGTCGCCAAGGGAGAAACAGCCAGGCGAGGCACAGCCTCCCGCGATCTCGATCTGGCGACAACCAGTTTACCAGCCGCCAAAGATGGAGACGCCTCGCCCTGGTGCGAACGATCACCTTAAGATCAGGAGCAGAGGAATATGAGATCGGTACGCACTGGCCGAGTTTTGGACCTCTTGGGAAAGAAAGAGATGTCCACGTCTGAGATATGCGCTGCTGTGCACTGCACACAGAGATCGGCGCAGGAAATGCTGGCAAATCTCAAGCGCAAGGGGCTGGTGTATAGGTCAGGGTGGCGGCGTCAGACATCAGGCATCGCCGCCCTGTTTAAGGCAGGCATTGGCGTAGACGCACCCAAGCCACCCAGGGCCACAGACAAAGAGCGTAAACAAAGGCAGCGCGCCAAAGAGACTCAGGAAGATAAAGAGTTTCGCCTGGCGCGTGAGAAGGCCAGGAGCATTAAACCAAGGCGCGATCCTATGATTAGCGCGTTTTATGGCGCGTATAGCAAGCCTGACTGAAGGCGACGCAGTTCTTCTTCGTCAACGGGGTTTGCGAGAAGGTCTGACGCTTTCTTACTATTGCGTTCAAGAATCCTGAGATTCTGTTCTTCACCAGGGAAGGTAACAAAGTTGCGGGTTTGTTTACTAACTCCAGCAGCTCTTGAACCTTCATCTAGGTATTTGATGCCAGGTATCCCAACTTGACGTAATCTTTCAACTATTCTTGGATCATTTAAATCAACAACTGATTGAGGATACAAGTTCCTCATGCGAACGCTATCATTTAAATAATCATTGATTTGGAATTGTTGAGGACGCGACAATGGTGAATCTGGCCCAACAAGTGCTTGACGCATTTTCTCAATCACATTACGCTGCTCTGCCATTGGCTTGTCCCAATCAATCATCTGCGCTATCTTTTCGTTTGGTAGGTCAACTTTATACAAGTTGCCTTTGTTTTCTAAAGGCTTTTTGTAGTTTCCTGACTCTAAAAAATTTAAAGTTTCTGTCAGCAACTTTTTTTGATCATGGTCAGGATTAGATTCAAGAACGAAACGAATATCATCAGATGCATATTCAGGACTGCCAGTTAATTCAACTAATCGTTTAGCATTTGCATGAGCCGTTAATCTACCTTGATTAAACTTGTCTGCATTAGCTAAATTCTTTGCATATTCTTCAGCTACTGGGCGCGCTTCAGCCGTGTATATCCCATGACCATAAGACTGCGCACCTTCACCAGTTCCAATCTTGGAAGCATCAAACTCGCCTAAAGGATTTCTAGGTGTTGGTGGCAAGGTATGCGGTGTCCCGTGATAAACGTCAAGCGGACTAACTGTGCGATTGCTCATGCCTTGCATCATCTCAGCAAGCAGACCACCTCGGTTCATCACTTGCGGGACAGCACGCTCTGCTAAACGCTCACCAGCACGTCCCAATGCCATTGCACCCCTTTGAGCAGGAGCAGCCATAGGCAAAACACCAAGCGCAGTACCAACGGGGAACGTGTACTCAGCACCCTGACGCACGGCTGCCGTACTAGGGTCCATGACGCTGCCAGCCATCTCATCGGGCGCAGTGCCAAGCAAACCACCCAAGGCGCCATATAGCGTAGGGTAATCCTGGCGCAGATAAGGCTGGTCTGGACCCTTGACCATCTGCGTACCCATCAGGTTACGCTTTGGCTTTTGCGCATTCAGTAATTCGTCAAGCAGACCCATCTCAGTTACTCCTTATTGACCATATGGCCCTGCTGGGTTAAGAAAGTTAAATTGCTCATTGCCTACGCCAGAACCGATTACCGGAGACGTAATACGGCCAGCTTGCCCAGCGGTATATCCACCATAACCGGCTGCGCGTGATCGTGCCTCGTTCATCCTACGAATCTGATCTCCAAGATCAATCAGGCGCTGCTGCTCACGCGATAAAAGCAAACGCCCCATCTCAGCCCTAACTGGCTCTGGCGTACCAAGACGATTAAATAGGTTTGTAGCCGCAGCCGCTACACCAGGCACGTTACCTGTGCTCACAGCTTGACCTGCCGCCATCACAGCGGGTATTCCAAGGTCCTCCATCCCAGCCAAACGACCAGCACTTTGCGATCCACGCCCAAGAGACTCAAGACCTTTAAGTCGAGCCTCTTTTGCTACTGCTGACGCAAACTCTCGATAGTCGTCATTGAATACTGCTTTCAAACGCTCTCGCGTAGTTGGCTCCCTCCACATCTTTAGCAGTGACGTTTGACCAGCTTCAGTCCCCGTCTTTTGACGCAGAGCCTGCAATGCACCAATACGGAATGCATCCATCTCAGACTGAGTTAACCCTGCCAATTCTTGCTTGAAATTGATAATGTCACCTGTCATGGCCTTGCGTCCAAGATCAGCGGCATCCATCATCTGCGAAGGACCAGCCCACTTTTCCATAGCCTGGGAATAGGCAGACTGCCCACCAACTTTTGGTGATTTTGCCGTTAGAACATTTATCAAGTCCTTGCGCACGTCATCATAGGCATTGGCCTGCTGACCACCGCCAGCACGCTTTAATGTCTGAGCAGAATCGTACAAAGAATGTTTTAACGTATCAAGCACGTTCATTGGTACAAAGTCACCTTTTTGCAGATTTGCCAAGTCAAGAGTTTGTCCAGTCTTTGTCTTGTACAGTAACTCAGCAGGACCCTGTAACGATTCAGAGCGTTTAAGCAATGCAGCTAAAGTATCGTCAACCTTGACAGTCGCTTTATCAATAATGTCGTAAAAAGGACGCGCCTCAGACTTACGCTGCGCATTAAATGCGTCAATACTTTGCTGAAACTCCGCACCTTGAGTACCTAAAGCCTCATCAGCAGCAGTCACTAAACGCCCTGCACGTCCAGCCTGACGTTCTCGAATAGCACGCTCCAAAGCCTGCTTTGTCTCACCAGGCAGCGTAGCAATCGTATCCAGCAACTGGCGCACATTGGCGCCACCAACGTCAGCAATACGCGCCTCCAGTCCGAGCTTACCCATCCTGGCCTGTGCCATACCCAATGCGCTTTGCAGTAAATCTGGTGGCGTATCGCGCAGCAGTGCCTCGGCAACCTTTTGCTGGGCATAGGTAGATGCCGTCTCTTGTGACCCATATCTACCAGCAACTTGGCGTCCAGCAGCTCCTAAAACCCCCATTACAGGCTGCGTAACAGGTCCGAGCACCGCACCCATCAGTGCGCTCTTTCCAGCGTCTGTTGCTATCTCTCCTGGCGTCTGTCCCTCACTGGCTCCAGCCCCACCAAGCAATCCATATCCAACGCCACCAGCACCGGCCTGCGCCATACGTTGACCCATGCCCATGACCTTGCCAGCTTCTGGAGCACCAGCTAAATAACGCCCAACGTCAGTAGCAACCTTTGCCAATTTAGGGGCAGCAGTAGTAATTGCTGGCATAACTGCACCAGCAGCCCTTGCTGGCAAACCTGCCATCATGGTTGGAATTGACGCCACACCCTGCAATCCAGCAGATGTCCAAGGGTTTTCCTTCATGTAGGATTCGGCAGCACCACGGCGTATGTCACGCTCCTGCTGGTATGCCTCAGATAATGGCTTACCTGTTTGTATTGCGGTAATAGGAGCAGCCAATGCACCAGCAAGCTCATCATAGAACCCGAATGTCGGACCCTGCATCGCAGTCAAGAAACCTTTTTCAAGTTCAGACTTTTTGGCTCCAGCCTCGTAAGCAGGGGACTTTCTTTCAGCTAAGAATTTCAATATCTCTGATGGCGTGTACTGATTTTCGTATGCTGACGTAATGCTCTGAGTTAGATCAGGCATTGAGGCAAGATACTTGACAATTTCATCGTCTTGATATCCAGCAGACTTAGCCTCTTTGATCTTGTTTTTTAGATCATCCATGATTTAATCCTTTTGATATCTAACGCGGAAAAATCTCGCCTAATGGCTTCCTTTGCGCACTACCAGTAGCACCACGACCACCACCCATCAAAGATGGAATCTGTGCTGGTGGCCCTAATGCCTTACTAGCATCAAGTCCAAAACTTTGTCCGTAATCTTGATATTCTTGACGCTTTTGGTTGTACGCTTGACCAGCGGCTGCGTACAGTTCATTTGACAATTGCTTGAAGTCAGCGCGTTGCTGCTCAGTCAATTTATTACCTGATTGCCACATACTGAAGTAATTTTTTAGTCTATCCATGCGACCTGATGCCGCCATAGCAATACCCAACTCAGACTCTCTAACCACAGAGCCAGGATCAAGCAATTTCATTACCTTTGTAGCACCAGCTACATCACCAATTGGCGTTCCTTGGTCAAGTGAAGTCATTACCTGACCGTAAGCAGACTTCATGTCGTTGTAGTCTTTGTAAATGGGTTCTGCATTGAACGTTTTCTTCAATGACATTGTGTTCTCAAAACCCTTTTGACCTTCACCAACACTTACGTTAGTAGCACCAGCCCTGCGAATGGCCATGATGTTTTCCATTGTTATAGGTTTACCAGCAGCCTGTAACAATTTAACCTCTGTAGGATTTGCTTCTGGCTTATCAAGCAAACGTAAATTTTCTACAGTAGGTGGCAATCCAAGCGCACGCAAAGTACGAATTGCATCAGGCTCTGCTTGAGGTTTTTCTGCCGCACTCAAAATTTCTGGTTTTCCAGTAGTCGCATTTATTACCGCTGCCGTTCCTGGTGGTAATCCATAGGCAGCCAATTGTTCTGGCGTCATTGGCGTAAAAGAATCAGCTTGTTTACGTCCCAACTGCATCTCAAGCACTTTAGGAAGCAATGCTTTCGGATTCATTGCAACAATGCGAGCCTGTTCTGGAGTAAGCCCAAAACTTGCACCCATGTTTCCAGACGCCAATGATTCAGTCAACCGCTTATCTGCGGCAGACTCCTCCAACTTCTGCTTAGTCATCAAGCCAGACAGTGCCTGTTGCTGGGCCTGTTGATAGCCAGTCTGTCCAGCTCCATAAGCCTCGCCAAGAGCCTGGCCGAGTCCGATTGGGGTAGTGCTAGGACCAGATGCCCTTAACAGCGCCATAGCGGCCTGCATAACGCCCTGGTTGCGCATTGCTTTGAGTTGCTCCGGATCTAGATAACCCTCAAAGCCAGTAGATGGCGCATTGCCAAATAGCAGCCCACCTAAATCGAAATCTGCCATGATATAAATCCTTTAAAAGAGTCCGAGCAAGCCGCCAAGTGCAGCGCCCCAAGGACCACCCATTTGATAGCCTGCGGCAGCGCCACCTAAAGCACCAGCTCCGACATTTCTGCTTGTTGGAGTTGTAGTAGTCTGTCCAAGATTGGGCAGGTTCTGGCCTAGTGCAGATTGCGCGATCTGTAGTTTTTGTAGACCAATATTACGCTGCGCATCCATCTGCTGCTGTAGTAGTTGCTGGCGTGCAGCGCCTGCCTGCATAGCGGCATTTGCTCCAGACATACGTAAAGCCTGCTGTTGGCCACCAAGGTTGCCCAATTGATTCGCAGCTCCAAGCCTAAACTGAGCACCAGCAAGTCCAGCATTTTGATTTGCCAAAGCAGCATTCTGTCCAAGATTTGCATTAAATTGCGACATAGCGTTTCGGGCTGCTGCATTTGACAATGCTGACTGGTTTATAGCCCCAGCACCAAACTGAGATGCAGCATTTTGTGCGGCCATATTTGATAGACCAGCCTGCTGTAGATTACCTACATTAAACTGAGACATTGCGTTTCTGGCGGCTGCATTTGACAATGCTGCTTGATTCATTGCGCCAGCGCCAAACTGTGATGCCGCTGACCGTTGCGCAGCATTTTGCATCGACGCCTGCTGTTGGCGCGCAAGATCCTGCTGTTGTGCAGCCATAGCCTGGTTAAACGCGTTCTCATTGAGTTGCGTGGCTAACCTGCCAGCCTGAGTGCCATAGCCAATGTTTGTCTGCGCCTCTGCAACTGCCTGGCGTGAACCTCCAAAGGCGCGAGCCTGTTGAGCTTGCTGCGCTGTCTGGCGTATAGCATTCTGACGTGAAGTCTCCAAATCGGATAACGCATTTTCACGAACATATTGCGTATAGGGGTTCATGTAACTGCCAATAGTTCCAGGCCCTTGTCCCATGCCAAGATTTGCCTGGGCAGCATTAACGTCACTGGCGCGATAACCTGTAGCCCCAGCCAGTGCGGCAGGACCAGCTTGCGCTCCACCAAAACTTGCAGCGCGATAACCAGTCGCATCAGCAAGTGATGCAGGACCTCCGCTAAAACCAGAAACTGTCGCAGGTTGATAAGTTCCCTCAATACCATTGCGATATGCTGCCTCATCAACACTAGCAATTCCAGGACCCGCAAGACCTGTATTTACTAGCTGTTGTTCACCAGCTTGATACATAGGGTTAAACCCAGCAAACTGCTGGACAGGTAGTGCACCAGCAACATTTTGCGACTGCTCTATATTTTGTAAGTATGCCTTTTTCAGATCAGGATCAATACTGGTGGATTGAGTTTGACTTCCGCCTTTGCTCATGTCGTTCCCCTTTACATTTCAAGCAAGCCGCGCAGCTTGCCTTTAGAAATCTTACCGCTATTGATAGCGTTCATTAATTCAATTCCGTATTTTTTTACAGCCTTGTCATTAATGACATACTCGCCATCCTTCAATGCTCCATACCCTTGATCTGGACCCATTGGATCAGGACCACTTAGTAGTGACGATTTGACATGGCCACCCTTTGCCCAACCGCCCCTAGTTCCACGATCTCCACCGCCAGATGCATCACCGTTATTGCCACCAGTAGCAACACCGCCGCCATCACTGCCACCTCTGCCACCACCATTGCCATTTGCGTCTGATCCATTATCAGATCCAATCGTTGTGTAGTTGCGGCCCTCATTGCTGTAATTGGTATCGCCAACCAATGAAGGACTCTTATCTAGCCCCTCGTTTCCATAGTTGGTGTATACATTTTTGGCAATAGCATCAGATAGTCCAGTTAAGCCTAGATTACCTAAAAATGCAGCTAATTGATTGGCGTATGGAGATGCGCTATCGCTAAATCCACTGCCACCAAATTGAGCAAGTCCAGCACCGCTTTGAGTGTCATTTGTCCACCTGCCTCTGTCGCTTCCACCGCGAGTAGTATCGCCAGATGTTTGCTGAGTTACAGGAGTAACAGGTTGGCGTTTGTATAGGTTTGGATCGTACCCGCCGGTAGCGCCACCGCCACCATATACATTCCCAATTCCTTCCTGGTATCCAGTGCCAGATGCACCGCCATAACCACCCATTCGAGACATAATGTCTTGATAAGGTCCTTGCTGCGCATAAGGCAAATAAGGCGTAACAGGTGATGAGGAATATTGTCCTTCACCATTAACTATCACTGGAAAACCATCTATTTCGCGGTAAGCTCCACCAAGACTCATATCATTCCCCTTACAAATTTTTGCTCAAAATAAACCACTTAGGTTCATATCCTTCATCACGCAAAAACGTTTTGGCCCAGCCTTTACGTCCTGCGAGAGTAACTCGCGTGCAACCTAAACTCTTGCCCCAAAGCTCAATGTGTGGTCGCATCAGCTTGAGTTCATCTAGGTCGCCGCCAGCCAAGAAGTAATGCAAATTCTTGAGTCGCGGGTAGACAATGATCTCGGTAACAACTACAGAATTTGCGGCTGGCCAGAGCTGGAACCTATTACTGGAAATGCCCTGGACAATATCGTCAAATGTGTGTGTACCTTCAGAGTATTCTAAAGCCGATTCCACCTGCTTGCGCAGCCTTACAAGCTCATTTACGTCATTCATCGCCTGCCACCTGCTGTAGCCTCTAGGCGCATGACGCCAATTCTCCAGTCCGACAATGTATTCCCAGATACCTTAACCTCAACCTGGCGCCCAGAAAACCGCACGCTTGTTGGATTGGCAGCCGAATAAGGTCCAAATGTCGATTCTGCTCCAGTAGGGTAAAACCTAGAAGTAAACGAAACTACAGCCTCACCTAAGGTCTGCTCGTCTGGGATTACCTGTTTTACATTCATTATGTTCTCGCCAGTACCCAGCTCAATAGGACCAGATTGCGCGTACAAGGTGGCTGAGTCGTAAGCAAAGCCAACCTCATGCTCATAAATATAGCCACTAGAGTCAACCATTAATGGGTATGTAAATACTCCAGAGTCTGTACCAGCCAGGCGTGACAAAGTTCCAATATTCCAATGCCCTTCCCTGTAGTTGTAAATTACATAAGAGTCGTTCTCATTGGAGTCATTTGATGGATAAAACCACCAAATTTCGCCAAACTTACTATTGTGGACGGCATAAACCTTCGACTTTTGAGTCATATTCATGTCGCTAAATATGTAGTCGGAAACATCGCACGGAAGTGGCTTGACGTATCCGTCATAAATCCAAAAGCCGCTACTACTCATCCAAATAGCAGCGGTGTCGATGGCAGCAACAGATTGCGCAGAAATCAATCCGCAGCCACTTCCAGCCTTCTCAAAACCATAAACAAATGGCGCTCCAGTGTATTGGGCGATATGCACATCAACGTCAGTAAATAGTAAGTTAACGCCCTTGACGCGCTTACCTGCAAGTAAGTTTCCTGGTGTGGCCAACTCGTAATCACCCGCCAGATTATCAATGGCAGCAGTCCAAACCGTATTGTTTTCTTGATCTGACCAGGCCACCTTACGCGGGTTCCCTCCAGCACCTAAAGCAAACACAATCCTGTCAGCAGTCACCATTACCGCCTTGCATCCTGTTGGAGCATTAGTGATGGCCGCTGCTAGTGTTGGAGTTGTAAACCCCAACTGCCACTCATAAAGTTTGCCATCTGCGCTTGAACATCCAACAAGGTACTCACCCCAAGTATCTAATGACCAGGTTGTTGCACTTGTGATATTGCCCAAATCAGGACGTTGCACCCCATAAGCAAAACTGCCGTATGTGGCATAGCCATAACCAGTTAAGACGCTGGCGTCAGCAATACCAGAAGTCAGACCTGTAGGCGTGATGTCCTTTAAAGTGCCTGATTCATTCATAACGTAAAGATTTGAATGCGTACCAGCGGCAATCCATCGATTGTTGCTGTTGTCTCTCCAGGTAATCAAACCTCGACATTTGCCACTCATTGCAGTCTGACTAGCAAAACGTTTGCGCCAACCATTGATTGGACGCATGGTATTTTCATACCAGCGCACTAAATTCGCGTCATACCAGCGCCCAGATGACTGGTACTCAGTTCCGTTGCGATAAATTCCTGGAGGGATTTTTAAAGGTATGTACATAGCGTTCTCATATTGTGTTTGACACAAATTGCATTGTCGCAATCAGCGACGCGGTTGATGGATAGTTAGATGCTGCCGCGTATGATTGAATAACCACAGTGGTGCTATCAGTTTCCCACCAAAGCTCAATGTAATCATTGGCGTTAAGTGATATGTAATAGTTCCATCCAACTATTGCATGGCCATTAATTGTTCCATGCTTGGACGGAATACTTGCAAATCCAGTGGAGCCAGTTAGGTTTGTTCCATTGACTTTAATCCATACCCTTACGTCATGGTCCTGGCTGTCGGAGTTCTCAAATTGTCCAGACCATTGAAGGTTATAAATTCCAGAGTCTGATACTGTAATTTGAGAATTGTTTACAACAGACACTCCATTAGAGTAATCAGGTGTATTAAATGTCATTGCATATGCAGTAGCAATAGCCGCCGCAGTTTGATCCACAGTGCTTTCAAATGCACCATAAGGCGCATTTATATACCTACTACCTCTCACTCCGAATATGGAGCCAAGTACAGCAGTCAGCCTTTTAAAGTAAGTATTTAGCGATCCATTGGACTCATTGAAATTACGACGCTCGTATTCCTCTGGTGGATACGCCAGATTGGGAGGGGCTGGAGTCTCAAGTTTTTGCTGTATGGCCATGGTTTTATTGTGCCACCATTAGGACAAAAATAGGACGCGCTCATCTTTACGCCGATTCTGCAAACCCTTTAGAGGCTTGCCTCCAGCCAGGCAATACTTCAAAAACTCGTCCGCAGCGCCTTCCATATCCCCTCGTAGCACCTTCTGGCGCAGCGTACTACGCTGGAGTGTTCCAAGGCCCACGTTAAAAGAAAAGCTGACAAGGCCATCAAACTGACCTTGTGTAAGAGCAACAGGACAGAATCGTTCCACACCACGCTCAAATCGCTCCAGGTCTGCTGCAAGAATTGCATTGACTTCCTCCATACTCCACTGTCGATCATCTTCCTGGCGCAGAGGAAACCCGTCACGCTCATCGAGTTTTAAGCGCCCTTGATCTGGATAGAGTACGTGCCCAACGCCAATTGTCCAAAGCCTGGCAGGACAACGATACGGGCGCTGTCGTACACCCTCATGGTGCTTGATGACGCCAAGGGCTTTGTCCGAGACGTTCATTTTCCGAAAGCTCTGCCGCCAAAGTGGAAGGCAATGATGCTGGCAAACAAGGCCTGAGTGTTACTGTTCCACAGCTTCTCAGCCAGATCTGGGAATGCAACACCGTGGTTGTAGCCATAAATAAACAGACCGGCATCCACAAACACCAGCAGGAAGAAGAATCCCAGAGTGATAAAAGAACGAACACCAGCACGAAGATTTTTCATCCACTGGCTTGTGCCGTCATTGAGTGATTCATCGTGCTTGTAAATGGCTTCCATCTCAGCCGTCTGGGCATTTATAAGATTCTCCGTGGCTTTGGCAGTGGTTTCTAATTCCAACTGCTGGCTGTGTATCTGCTCAATACGCTCTTGAGCTTCAAATCCTGCTTTACGAAGCTCCAGCTCCCGTTCAATCTGCATAGCAGCCAGGGCCAGCTCGTGCTTCTTGTCATTGCGATCCTGGAAGAAGTCCAACAGCTTGGGCAGGCCACCCATAAGAAAGGATATTAAGGTCGAAAGAATCGTCAGCATTTATTTCTCCATCAAAAGTGTTAGCCACCAAATACACATACTCAATAGCAAGATAGCTAATGCACCGCCAATCAACCAGGTAATCAACTCGTCTATTTCTTCCTTGCGCTTTTTCGCGTGCTTCTCTGCAAGTATTTCCTCAGTCTTGCGTTTCTGAATGATGTTGTTTCGCTCAACCAGCAATTGCTGCCATAGGTCAGCATGGCCACTCATCACCATCCAATTGTTTAACTCTCTTTCAGCATCTGCCAATTGCTTGGCCTGCATCACTATCTCAAAAGCCTGCGCTGTATCCGATTTAGCAAAATTACTCTTGGGCTGTGATGCAGCTTTTTGGACTACATCCTTTGCCTCGAAAAACTTCATCATCTCGCCACCAATGGCGTGGATGTCCTTCCCCATCTTGATGGCTGCCTGCACGCCTTTTATAGCGGCCTGGGCAGTCGCAAAGGCGGTAACAGGATCTATCATTTTCCATGAGTTAAAAATGTAACTACTACACCACCCATCCCAATCAACAAAGCAGCAACTGCATTCATAATCACCTTTTCAAGTCTTTTAAGACGGGCATTGATCTGATCATAACGCTCGGCACAAACTGCCTCATGCGAATTTAGACGTGCTTCTACTTCGGTCATATTATTCAAACATTAAAAAGAAATTAGAGGCTCCGCTACTAAAAAGCCAACCAGTATTGTTACCAGCATTAATATTACCAGAGGCAGTAGCATCAAATACCGCTCCGCCAGTTGCATTTGAATCTTTAATTGAAACAGCTGTAACTTGTACTATACCGCTTGCACATGATAATGTTGCTTGACTTCCTGCTACAGTGCTTTGTAAATATTTAAGGGTAGTATCACCTAAATCACTAAAACTACCTATAGTATTTGTAGTTCCTGATGTAAATTTAATTGTTGAACCACTTGCAGAAGTCCACTGCAAACTTCTTGTTGAGCCTAAAGTTAATGCGTCAACAAAAACAACAATACAGGAACCAAAAATACCTAATGGAAAATCTAGTGTTTTTCCGTTGGTTGTTATAGTTTGAGTTCCACTAGTAGCACGAAGTGATAAACGAGAAGTTGATGCTGTCAAAGTCATCCCAGTTGATAACGTCAAATTTCCGTAAATGGAGCAAGTTGATACGGCATTCCATGTGCCAGCAAATCCAGTAAAACTTACATTTTTTGCAACGTGTGATGCCGTTCCAAGAAATGTTAGTGCATAAGTACCACCCGTAAAATTAAAACTGATTGTGCTTGCTTCAGTTATAAAAACCCCAGGATTAACTGTAATTGCCGTAGACCCAGAGCTAGTTACATTAACAACAGGCGTTCCTGTTATGGTTAATCCTGTAGTAGTTGCAGTAGTCCAAACAGTACCTGTGCCAGAACATACAAAATTACCTGTGCCAAAAGAAATTGTGCGAGTGTTTGAATTAGCACTAGAAAAGGTTGTTGTAGTGTAAGTAAACGTAGAAAGCGCAAGCGTTCCATTAGTAAGAGTAGTCGTGCTTGAAGTAGTTAATGCGCCACCAAGAGTCCAGCCACCTCCAACTCCGTTAAATACCATAGCGCCTGACAATGAGACGCCATTAGTGGTAACTGTTTTTCCAGTAGTGGTTGCGTTAAATGTAATAGCGCCAGTGGCTGACCATACTGTTGCGGCCACCAAACTCATGCTGCCACTAATTGCAAAGGTCGGACTTGTTCCCGTTGCAAACGTAACCGTTCCAGCAGAAACCGTTATATCCAGGCAAGTTAAAGCACCCGTACAAGTAACGGTATAGGTCGTTGCCTGGTCAAAGAAAACAGAGTCAGAAGCAGTTGGCACAGACGCGCCACTAGCGCCGCCAGAAGATGCGCTCCAGTTCGTGGTGGAGCTTGTGTTCCACGTACCAGCGCCACCAACCCAATAACGATTTGCCATGCTTTACTCCGTAATGGTCTCTGATGTATCGACAGGAGGGTTTAAGATAAAAGCGATCCAATTGTCCAATCGCTGTTGCTTCATAGCGCTTAAATCTTCTTCACTAAATCCGTGATCATCAGGAAGCACCAGGGCATCACGAAATACGCCGTATTGCGTGTCAAATTCAAATTCAATACTTACCATGCTATGCCCCTTATGCTTGCGTTGTAACTGCAACTACGTCCCAGCGTGAGTTTGTGGCGTTGTAGATGCATCCAACGTAAATCATCTTATTGGCTGTAGTAGCAGTTGGCAATGTAACGCCTATGGCGGTATAGGTAGCATTCCACGATATGGCCCTAGTCGTCCCATTGTCCAAAATGCGGATAATTAATTTGTTCCCATTTACAGGAGTTCCTGTAGGAGCTGCGACAGTCAGCGTTGCAGCTTGAGCAGTTAGGCTGTACTGGTCATAAGAGGAGATATCAGGCGTCAGGGTTGACGTTGATGTCGTCGTTGATGTTCTTGGATTTATCCTGGTTGAAGCAATTGCAGTAGCGCTTAGATTGGTGCCATCAAAACTAAGAGCACTTCCAGTGGTCTGCTTCTTTGTGGCATTTAGATAAACCACTCCATTGGCAGTTCCACCAACAGCAGTACCAGTACCGTCGTTCTTAAACACCCCGTCAATGGTGTCTAAATCGGAATTGATTTTTGTTCCCCAGGTGTCGGTTGATGCACCAACTTCTGGCTTAGTCAGCAATAGGTTTGTGGTTGTCGTATCTGCCATGATTTACTCCTAGATAGGCGTCCAAGTGGTTGACCCGTCTGCTACTGGTGTCCAGGTGTCAGGCGTGTCGTCAATATTTGTCCAGTTGTATGAATTATCGCTTGAATTTGTCCAAATGGCATTGGTATCAGACTCAGGGTCCCAGCTCTCAGCAGTGTCGGACTCAGGCTCCCAAAGTAGACGCTGTGAGATTAAATCTGTAATGAATTCGTATTCGTTAACCTGCGCTACAAAAGAAAGACCAGACAATAAATCTTCTTGAGCAGTGCAATCCTCTTGCAATTGACCAATAAGGATTGCCAACGTAGACAAGAAATCTTCCGCACTAAGTGCTTCCAATGATTCTGCCAACAAAATTGCAGTTGCCGATTGCACGTCATCAGCAGTTAAAGTTTGGTCTACTTGTACGTTATATTGGAGTAGTGACGTACTCGAATCTGAGGCTGAATTTGCTTCACTTAGTGAAACAACAAGATTAAGTAAATTGCTTAAATTGTCTGCCGCAGATAAAGAATCAGATGCGGATGCTACGGCAGTTAATGTATTTGCAAGCGCATCTGATGCTGACAAAGAATCGCTAAAACTTACTGGCGCGACAATAAGACCAATCTGGCTATCTTGAGTTGTAATGCTCTCAGATACAGACGCTAAAAATGACAATGAAGAATCTATAGAATCAGAGGATGATGCTGATTCAGAAGCAAAAGATATTGCTACAAAACTACCTAGCTGGCTATCTGAAGCAGTAACTGTTTCTGAAAGAGATGCTACTGCTGTAAGAATATTGGATTGAGTGTCTATAAACGCTAATGGCTCGTCCTGCTGAGAAACCAGTGTCGCAATATTAGACGAAGCATCAGATGCTGATAGTGAGTCGCTTAATGACTTTTCAAAAGTAACTATTTGCGTTGTTGATTCAGAAGAGGATACAGAATCACTTAACGAAGATGAGTAACTTAATCCAGGAAGTAAATCATCAAACGTGTTGTATCCATATTTCCCAGATCCATAAAACGCCGACCCGTAGCCACCCTCTGAAACGCCTACAAAATAAGTATTTGCAGATAGAGAGCTAAATGGCGCGCCAAATGGTGATATTCCAAACATACATTATTTTATGTATAAATAACACTATTGATTTGGAAATGCCTGTTGAGGAGGTGTGAAATTTGCAGTATATCTAGCAACACCTTTGGTTATCCGCAGATTATCAATAAAACCATTTAGCGGAGTTGTGCCAGTTCTACTAGCTCCTACATACAAAATATTTGTTTGGTTGAAGTTGTCCGTCACAGCGCCAGCGCTTGTCGCGTCAGCTACACCATTTAAATAAATCTTTAAGTTACCTGTACCGCTACCAGAACGAACCACCGCAAAGTAATACCATGTACCGGCAGCCAAAGCAGTTGTGCCGGTTAACGCAGTAGCAGTATAGCTAAATTGAAGTAGATTGCCAGATGTGATTCCAAGGCTCCAACCCGTTGACGCTGCGCCTTTACTGATAATTGCATACGCAACTCCAGCAGTATTAATGTTTACCCAACCTTCAATAGTGAAATTGCCAGCTTCTAACTGCAAACTTGCTGAATTTGCTGCTGTCAACCATGCACCAGATCCGCTAAACGTCATCGAACCAGTGCCATACTTTAGTTTTGTAAAAGTAGTTTGTGATGTCCCAACAGTTACCAAGTTATTTTTCATTGAATTATCAATGATTCCAGCATTATTAAAATTAAGTAATAATGATGTTCCTGATACCGCTGTTAATGGAGCAGTAGGCGGCGTAAAGTTTGCGGTATAAAGTGCTGTACCTTTTACCAAACGAACATTTGATAAATAACCAGTGTTATATGTTGGGTCGTTAATTCCACCAATATATTGAGTTCCAGTGGTATTTAAGTTAGTAGACATTGTTGTATTAATGTCAGTAACGCCATTTACAAAGCCTTTTAAGGTTGTGCCAGACCTTGAAAACGCAACATGAGTCCATGTATTTAACGGAACAGTAATAGAGCCATCAATTTGCGTGCCGTTAAAAAATTCTATTTTTAAATTTCCAGCTATTAGGCGTAAACCAGCAGCCCATAAAACAGCTAGAGCTGATGGTCTTGCGTCTATGATTCCGTAAAAAGAAACAGGATTTGCGGTTGGGTATACCCATGCTTCCAGTGTGAAATCGCCAGTACCTAAAGAAAAAGCCGTTGCCTGAGATAACGATAAAAGATCACTTGTACCATTGAAGTAACCACTGCCTCCTTCAACAGTTGTATCGTAAGGAGGAATTGAACCAAAAGGATTTACAGATCCTTGTGTTGTAGTGCCAATTCTAGTTATTGTGAAATTATTACCACTACTATCAATAAATGTATTATTTTGATATGTATTGATAAGATTTCCATGCAAAAGCAATGAAACGTTAGACCAATCTGGGTCAATGTTTGGCCAATCTGCTGAATTAACAAGCTGCGATACTTCAGATTGACGCCAAATACCGCCAGCCGCCGCGCTAGACGAAGTAGCGGCAGTAGAGGATATGAGTGAACCTTTGTAGCGAGTAGACATTAGCTGATCGCCTCGTAAGATGTTGTGTAGGCAATAGCGTTTGCAGTTCCAGAAGTAATTGAGATGGATGTACCCTCTTGCAGGTAAAACGACGTGCTTTTATCCACCACTACAACTGAAGCACCTGCTGGAACAGGCACTTGGTAAATGATCGGGTATGCCGTGCCACCGGAAGGCGCTGAACCTTGTGCGACTGCACCATTGGTATAGATTGAAACCGTGGCAGTAGCTGATGTTCCAGTCACGTTTGCAGCAACTACGTTATCTACCTTGTAAACCGTATTAGAAGATGCAGCATTGGCCAGCAACACTACCGCAGTCGTACCGCTTGGCGTGTAGTATGTGGTGTTACCTGTAATTGAGCTTATGCTGGTAAGGTTTGGGTTTGCCATTACTGTTCCTTAGTATCCAAATACCATTGCCATAATTATTGCTTTACCTTCTGGCACTGCGGTAGCGGCAGGGTAAGTTACAAACACATTTTTTGTGCCTGCGGAAAAATTAACCAGCGACCCTGAGTTGCTGGAAGAAAGTACGGTGGTCCTGGACAGTGTTGTGCCAGATGTTGTGTATGTCCCAATACCAACTTCCCATTCTGTACCAGTCTGAGCTGCTATGGTGTAGTAAGTTGAGTTCCCATTACCAACAGCAGAGAATGATTGAAAACCAGAAACTGGACCTGCCAATGTAACAGTTCCAGTCCCAGTTGTTTCGGTTGTTTCTTGAACCCTATCGGCTAAGATTAGAGCCATAAAACCCCCTTAATTATGTGATTTCTATTTCTTCTTCTTTGAAGAAACGTTCTTGTGAATTATTTTCTTGATCTGTGTAAGAAACGCGAAGAAGCAACCTAGCATCACTATCTACAGTTGCACCTTGAACAGTGCCAACCAGGTCTGTATGCTTTACTTTAACGGAATCGCCTGTCGTAAAAGCCATGATGTATTTCCTTTAGACAGATGCCGTATAAGTGACGTTTAGGGTATCACCGTTAGCGACAGCACGATTGCCACCACTAAATGATCCAGCAGAATACAAAACTCCAGTGGTGGTCGCTCGCGCTTGAGTAACTGTTAGCAAAGCGCCTGCAATGGTCGCTGTCGCATTGATACTAAATGATGTAGCAGTGGAGGCCTTAGAGCCAGCAGATGCTGAATTCCATGCCACAGTTGCCCGATTAGATCCAGAATAGGCTGTGCTTTCCGTCCAGCCAGCATGAGAGGCCAGGGTATCTGCTGCCGCGTAAGTAGGCGTAGATGCACCATCTACCAACCCCATATACCAGGTCGCTGTATAAGCAGATCCAGCAAAATATTTATCTAGCAAATCATTTTTGCCAACGGTGACAACCAAATTCTCAATGGAGTCAGTCCACTTAACTTGGCCATTTGGTCCAATACATTGAACATCATAGTGGCCAGTTACACCAATGACTTCGCCCATGTAATTAGATTTAGATACAGAAACGTGAGAAGTTTCTGACAGCTTAATTTTTTCAGATTGCATAAAATACTCCTAAATTATCCAAAGGACCTAGCTCTAGCAGATACTGAGCCACCTGATGTAGCACCGCGATCATCAGCCGTCTGCAAATCAGTCAAAGCCCTATCGTAAAGACTTGACCATACAGGTATTCTCGCATCATCTTGCAAGTATGGAGCAGCCTGTAGCAGGCTACCATAAAGGTAAATATCTGGGCTGGCTGCAAGCAGCCAATTGCTTGACACAGTTGATGACAACTTACTCAATTGTGAGTAATAAATTAATTCAGTCGTATATGTCGCATCTGGAGTAGGAACAACCCTAATTTGTCCTCCAACAATGCCAAAATATTTTGGGCGAGATGCAGCAAAATGTTTTGTGGATAGATCATCAAGCGCATCAATCGTCTGGAAAACCAACGGTGTGACAGGATTTGTGCTTGTTAACTTAAAGGATTTTGTTTCTAAAAAACCACTAGGCAGAGCTGCATACTCTGTACTGATGTCAGCGTTTGATCTAACAATCATCTGCCTGGTGCGCAGTTGGCGCTCAATCTGCGCCTCTGCAAGAGAGATAAAGTCGGCAATGGCAGACGTGAGATCAGTGCGGTTTAACCAGTCACCGATTGACGTTTTTAATTCGTCGTAAGTTGTCAGAGCCATTACGTCGCCTTTTCCTTTTCCTCAAGGTCACGCATCACCCAGGTATGGTCGTGCTTGAATTCAAATGTTCCAATGTGACCAATTTCTTTGCTTACGTCATGGTCAATATGGATTTTAAACCCTGCCTCCTGCGCTTTACGGCAGAAGAAAATATCCTCACCAATGTATCCGCGCTCCTTGGGACGCCAAGGTGTCTCAAACCATGGCTCTGATAACTTCTCAAAGACGTTGCGCTTAATCAGCATCACGCCCATGCCAATAGATCCCACCTCCTCAATGCCGGTTGAGTCTGGCATGGTGTACACCAACTGCCGCGTGCCATCAGGCAGGTAATTCTGGGCGGTGGGTCCAGTGGGCAGTCTGCGCCGTGCGCAGTTAGTGGCCACGATATCTAGGTCATGCTTAAGCAGCCTGCCCACCATATCCTGCGGGAAAGTCATATCCGAATCAATAAAAAGGATATGCGTGCAGCCCTCGGCCATCGCGTCCAGCGCCAAATCGGCTCGCTGGTTCTGTATCAGCGTGCCCTGCATGATCTTCAGAGATACAGCGTCGGTGGTGCTGATGGTGTGATAGGCCACCATGTTCACCAGGCAATAGGTGAAGTTAGTGTGAACCATATCACGCGCTGGCGTGCAGACTGCTACGTAATTCATACTTGTCCTGGTCGAGTTCTGAAGTATTGGTTTTCGGGGTCGTTGAGCCAGCGTTTCATGTACGCATCGTCATCGAGCTTGCCCTCTGCCTTGAGCTTGAAGTAAACACTCAGAGGAATGGACGCCACACGGCTCCACTCGCCCCACCTGTCATGCTTCTCGCTCTGGTTGTAGATATCGCGGTTTTCTTCAATGATGGCCGTGACATCTTGACTCGTCTGTATCGTAGCCTTGCCGGTGTCCTCGTCGTAGTGCCACGTACGAGTAATCCCAAGGTCTGCGTTTGTGTCAAATAATTTAGATTCGCTCATTTAAAAAAGGGACCAGGTTTCCCTGATCCCTTCCGTGCTTGATTACGAAGTAATCAGGTCAGCAGCCAGACCATGGGCGTTTTCAGCCAAGACCTTGTGGCCCCACTCAACGATCAGCATACGCTTTTCAGCGTCGCCAGTCTTAGCCAGCTCGATCTGCTGGTAAGGACGCAGGGTCGTCATCTTTGCGTACTCAGGGTCGATCACCCATGCATCGCGCTCGCGCTGGAAACGATTAGGCACAACCTGCACGTTACCGAAGTCGCTGACGTAGATGTCTGCCGCGCCAATGATGGTTGCGGGACGTGCGCCGCCATCAATGTTGAAACGCGAGGAGGCAATGCCAGAGAAGCCAGAGACGCGCTGCTTGTTGACAGGACCAGTCATCAAGATTTTCGGAGTGCCGCCAGAAGTCCAGACCTGCTGGATGACGTTCTTCAAAATGGTCTCGGTGAAGGTACGCACGTTTCCGTCAGTACGGGCGCTGTTTGGCAGCGTGGTGTACGAAGGGTTAACGCCGTTGGTCTGCATATCGACGTTGGTTTTCACGAATGCGCCAAGGGAAGCAGTACCGCGTGCGGTGGTAGTGTTACCAGCAGCAGCAACTGCACCATTGAGCATCGAAAACTCTTGGTCGCGTTTCAACTCAGAGCCGCGCTTGGCGATCTGATAAGCCAACTCAGAGCGACGACCGGCCTTGTTAACCACTTCCTCAGTTGCCGACAAAACGATAGTCTTGCGGGAAATCTGAGCGTAGTTTTGCAAACGCACGGTGGCCGTAACAGCGTCGAAGGATGCAACATCGTCGCCCTCCAACTGCTTGTTAGCTGCGGCGGCAGCCAGGGTATCGGTTTGCCACTCAAACAGAGAATTGCTGACCGACTCGCGGCCAATATTGCTCATGTAAGGAGTTTCTTCGGGGGCAATGTTGGTGATCACATTGCTCAGATCTTCACGGATACCTTTGGCATCAAAGGTGGTGAAGGTATTAGTCACGATAGTCATGATTAGCCTTTAAGTAGAAGTTCAATTGCAGAGGCCGCATCATTGATGCGACCAGTTTTTGCAAGACGCTGTTTTGCGCGAGTAGCCTCACTTGTTTGAGAGACACGTCCTGCTGCCCCTGGCTTGGCTGGACGTGGGCCATTGTTTGTCACCGGCTTGATGTTCTGTCGCTTGGACATCATCTGCTCGTACAGTGCCGCCTTACGCAGCACGTTAACGACACGGTGATCAAATATGTTCTTCAGTTCATCGGTGCTAAACCCAGCCTTTTGGCCAAAGTCAATAAGCAATTCCTTCTCTTTTTTTGCCTTGTTTGGATCTTTCCAATCAGGCAAAACCTTCAGCAGCTCCTCTTGCTGTTGTGCAAGAAAAGACTGCATCTGTTGAGCTTGCTCCTGCTGTGAAATTTCCGCTAGACGCTGCTTTTCAAACTGAATAGCCTGCGCCTTTGCTTGGTTTTCACGCATCACCTCTTTCTGCCGCACCCACTCAATGGGGTCCTCTTGGTAGAGGCGATCCCAATCAATTTGAGGCTGCGCAGCTTGCTGAACCTGCGACTCCAATGCTCCTAACAATTGAGCGTACTGACTACGCTCGGCGCGAATAGCCTCTGCTTCCGACTCGACTTGGCGTCGAATTTCGGCAATCTGCTGAGTCTTTCGCGTGTAGTCTTGAGTCCGTGAATATCCCTTTTGAAGTTCATCCAGGGTTACAGTCACCTCTGTGCCGTCTACTTTAACGGTAAAGGTCTGATCCGGCTTTTCTTCCTCAGAATCTTCACTTTCCTCTAACTGTTCGCCATCTGTGACATCATCGGCTGCGTCTGCATCTTCCAATGACGTATCAGTTGGCGCCGCTGACTCGCCTTCCAGCGAATCGTCCAGCGTCTCCTCAATTGACTGTTCTCCCTCATCGGGCAGCATTGCTGAGAGTGCCTGGGCCGCTTGGTCCAGATTCATTGGCCCCGACGGGGCCGTTTGTGCTTGTTGCATAAATGTCCTTTACTTATTCGCACGCTCAATGGCACGCTGTGCCACTTTTGCGTTGTCAACAATCTTCTGCAATTCGACCTTCAAATTGTCAATTGCCTTTAGCATGGACCATGCAATTTCTCGCTTGGCAGACTCCTCTGGTTTAGTAGATCGAAAGTACCAAAGTTGGTCGTTTTCCATTTTGTTGATTGCCATGTTGAAGGTCTCATCCTCCAGCAACTGGCTTGCCTTTCGGCCCTTGCGTACAAGTTCTTCATTATCCATTTATGCCATTCCATATTGGTTGATGGGTGCAGCCGCTGACATCTGACCTTGCGCCAGGGTAGTCTGCTGCTGCATTGCTTCTCGGTTGAGACTTTGCTGTGCCTCGATCTCAACCGTAGAAATCTGTGCGTTGTACTTTAACTCAAGTTCGTATTTTTTCAGATACAAATCTTGAGCCAAGACATCTCGCCGGTAGTCGTCATCGCGCACCATCTGCTGGTGCTTAAGTTCCAGCTCGGCAGCTTTCTTCTGAATATCCGCCTCAATAGATTTAGCCTGGACCTCTGCCAGAACCTCCTCTGGCGTCGGCTTTGGAGCCGCTTGGGCTGGCGGCTGGTAGTCAGCAGGAACATCATTGAAGTATTGCGACGCGTCCTTAAAGCCAGACAACTGCACGATTTGGCGCAGGGTATTGGAATACTGAGCTGGCGTCACCAGCGGGTTTTGTGGACCCATCTGAGTTAATGCCTCCTGCTGCTTGGCTAGGATCATCATCAAGGCCTGGATGCGATCATTGGTGTCGCCGTTGCCTAGGCCGATATTGATGTGCACATCCATCGCAGAATTCCACGCACGCGGGTCCATCTGCACAAACTCATTACGCAGGCGAACCATGCGCGGTTTATCCTGGTGCGTGGTCAGCAGGAACAAAATGCCCTTAAACAGCTTCTTCATGCCCTCTGCCATCAGGCGCGCAGTCAGCTCGATGCGACCCTGCGAGGCGCTGATAGTTGCCGCCACCGCCGCCTTGGTGCTGGACTGCAATGCGTCAGCATTCAAGCCCATAGCCGCCTTGCTCATGCCGGTGCGGTCCTCTTTGATCTGGTCAATGTAGTCCAGCATCGGGAATGCGGCCTGGCCAACAAATGGATTGCTAAACGGTTGCACCATGCCAGGTTGACGCATACGGATCACAGCGCCAGTCTCGTTGTTGAGCACGTCGTCCATGTTCACCATGCCCTCGACCACGGCAGTGCGCGGGTGGATGGACTGAGCTAGAGAGTCCAACGTATTGCGCAAAATCTCGGACTTGATCTCCTGGATGTCGTGCGTTATGTCGAACATGGACATCGCCTCCAATGGGCTGGTGTGCGGCTCTGGGTCGCAGGGGAAGTCCACAAATGGAATGTATGCTGCTGGCAGGTTGCGCACAACCTTATAACCAGAACCAATGCAGCAAATCTTGCGCAGCTCTGCAATTCCGTCGCCGTCATAATCCACGCGGGAATACGCCTCCACGTACAGCACGCGCTGCTGCATGGGGTTTGCGCTGTCATTCATGCCAAACGTAGTAGACAGAGGCTGGCGCGCCAGGTACTCCTCGTTATTGTCTAGGTCGGTTGACGTGATGTTGTCGCGCACCTCGTCCTCGTCATAGCCCATCGCCACCAGTTCCTCAATTGTGGCCATCTTGCGGTGGGCAATGATCCCAGCCTCTTCAAACGATCTGGCCCGACGGTCAAGTAGCAATTCCTCTGGGGGCACTGCCATGATCTTGATGCGGCCATCGGTGATAACGCGCTTAATCTGCACGTCGTGCAGCATGGGTGGAGGAGGCGCAGGCATCGGCTGGCCAGTAACGGGATCAATTTGTGGAGCCATGCCCTGCATCGCTTCTTGCGCCGCTGGGTCTGGGTAACTGACGACAACCTTGACCTCGGCCTGCTCCTGAGACAGTATTTGCAGGGTCTCGTCGTCCAGCCCAGAATACTCCTCAATGCGCACGGACTCGGTATCTTCCCACCAGTATTTGGCAATACCGCACTTGCGCACCAGCGAATCCTTGAATATCGCGTAGGTCGTCATGAATCCGTTGTTGTCCGAGTTAAAGACAAAGTTTGCGTAGTCGGTTGCTTGTTTCGCAGACTGCACATCCTCTGGACCTTCTGGCACAAACTCAACCACGCTCTCGCTAGAGAAAAAGACGCGCATTAGGCTTGGCATCATGGCCGAGACAGTATCTCGCACCTCCATCGCCACAACTTTAGACCGGCCCTCTTCCTCATTCCCAAATGGATCACCACGATAGTATTCAGTGCCACGCGCACGCACAGAAGAAAGATCGGAGTCGATGTAACTCACGGCATCTGTCAGATCCTGGCCAATAATGGACTGCAACTCATCGTCGTCCATTGTCTTTACCGCTGACACGTCGGTGGTGATCTCTAGGTCTTTCATACGGGTATCTTTCGTAAAACGACGTACATGGAGTCAACTGCGCGAGGAATGCGCAATAACTCGTCTTGTTCTAATTCTAGGCTTTCGCCATACTTTGACAGCCTAAATTCCAGATGCTTCATCTCAAATCGGTAGTCTTTCCAGTCTAAGTACCAGTGCCACGCGCAGTAGTACACCCAAGAATTCTCATTAAACGCACGTACGTGCGTTGGGTCCTGCCACGCGCCAAGACTTAACTCGTAGGGAACGTGGATGTGCATCTCGCCACCAACGTCCAGTAGGTCCAGGCAGTTCCTCATGCACTTAACCAAGTCAGGAACGTGCTCAAGCACATCCTGCGCGAGTATCTTGGTGAATATTCCAGGCTCTACAGTTATCTCACCAGCATGGGTCTGTATCTTCTGGCCCCACTCTATGGTGCAGATGTCACCATGCCAATCTGGGTTCTTGTTCTCGTTAATGTCCATATTGACGCAATCGTCGCGCCAATCACGGCCCGAGCCAAGGTTAAGAATTAAACCACTGCTTGACATAATCTGGTCGATTTTTAAATAGCCAAGGCATCGCCTCGCTAGTTAACTTCTGAGCATTCGTGCCAATAGTCTGGCTACCAACGTGGTGCACATAACTGGTGGAGATATAGTGCTCAAAACCTTTAGCGTTTAGGTCCTCGCACTGCACATCATCTGAATACCAGTTAAGTGGAGGGAAGTTCGCCTGCTTGAATGTGTCGAAGTGTATCCACGCAAATATCGGACTAATTACTTCTGCCGGTCTGATCTTGGATTCGTACTTGAACCGGCACATATTAATCGTCTCTCCGTCAGGATTAAAACGAATGTTCTGAGCTTGGCGCGCAGAGTCGGTCCTTGACGCCACCCAACCGACAGGGATATCCATACCAAGCAATATGTCCACGTCCTCCATAAGCACGCGGTAACTGCTTGGCGTCAGGACAATATCGTCATTGGCCACGACAACAGACTCAAAATCCTCAAGTGCACGATTGATGATGGCGTTGTAATCATCACCAAAGTTTGATGGCCGAGAAAACACTTTAACGTCTGCGTTGAAGTTCTCAATAACGGACTGAGGACCGCGCAGGTAAACGGGTATCTCTGGGCAATACTGCTTAATAGACTCAAGTAATACAGCCAGGCCCTTGCCGTGGACGGTGGATATGACGATTGGAGAAATCACTTAGTTTTATTCCTAGCGGATATGGCTTTAGCTTTTGCCTTGGCGTCTGCCTTAGAGCTTGCGCCCCACGCATTAAGACTCAGTAGCAACCTGGTCGGCTTGCCGTCCTTCATCTCTGGGCCAGGCATATTGCCCATGCGCGCCAAGAAACTAGCCCGTCGCGGGTTATCTCCTGACTTGACGGGGGGCTTGAGATTCATCCCCTCTGCCTTGGCGCTGGCTCGGCCCTTGGAGTTCAAACCGCCAGCAGGGTTCTTGCCCTCCTTGCGCTGCCAGACCGCTGTCATTCTTCCTCGCCGCCTTCCATTTCAGTGTCAGCGGATTCCTCGCCGTCTTTGCTGCCGTCATTAGGACCGCCAACAACCCACGCGTCGCAAGTACGGCTGGCCGCGCACTTGAAGTCAAATATCTCGCAATACCCAAGGTCAGCCAGGTCAATGGTTCCCCATGGATCTGCCTCGTTACCAATCCCCTTGGCAATGCACTCCTTGATGGAGTCCTGCACGTTAAACGCGGCGCAGTTACCGCACAGGCTCTGTTTGGCGTCTTCAATGCTCACGTCCCAGGTATCTGCCTTCTTCTTCCAGTACGCAGTGTTGGGCAACTCAGGATTCTCTGGACCATACGCTGCCGTAGTAATCGCCTTGGCGCGGTTCTTCAAATTGAGCGTGATGTCCTGCGTCGGCATTGGGCACTTGGTGCTGGTCTTGGACATCATCTGATTCATCGCGCCCTGGTAACGCTCGGGCACATCGCGCATACTCGTGGCCATTACTTCATACCCTTCTTTGGCTTGACCTTGGCCTCGGACAGAGCAATCGCAATCGCCTGCTTGGGGTTCTTCACTACCTTGCCGCCTGCACCAGAGTGCAGCTTGCCGGTCTTAAATTCATGCATCACCTTGCCAACTTTCTTGGCCGCTTTAGTCATCTTCATGCTCTCACTCCTCAAAGTTGATTACGTCAATTATGCTACGCGGGGGATGTTCCTGCGCAGTGACTGCCCCCACTTGTTGCTCGACGCAGAACCAAACGCTCCAGTAATCGCGTCAGATGCAAACGTCAAGCAAAACGCGTCAGCCCTGTCGGGGCTGGCCAGACCGCGCTTCCTGATCTCATCCTTGCCCTCAATCTGGATCTTTCCGTTGCTCGTAAACGAATAACGCACAGTGGCCAGCTCCGAAATCAATAGGTCATCCTTGGGCATGGTGCAGTCGCGCTGCTCCAGCCACGCCTTGGCCTTGTGCCACAACTCGGCCTTCAAGTTCCTATACGTCCCACCCATAGCCGGACTCTCGCTCACATTAATCCCTCGCGCCGGTAAATTCAACTCGCGCAGCCGGTCAACCACGCCAGCTCCCAAACCAATCGAGTCCACCAATATCTCATGCGGACGCTGGCTGGGCATCAAAATCTCATACTCAGACACAACCGCACCAGTCAACTGCATCAAATCCAAATTCTTCCACGTCTTAATCGGCTCAAGGACCGCATTGCCCTGGCGCTTGCACAAAGCAGAACGGTCCGAGCCAAACCTGGCCACATCCAACCCCCACACCAACCTCGCGCTGGGGCTGGGCGTCACGTCCCTCTGTGTGGCCATCTCCAGCAACTCCATCGGGATCACCGTATCATCATCGGACCTCGGAAACTCACCCAGCACGCGAATCCTGTACGCGTTGCTCTCCTCGCCATAGCGAGACTTCATCTCCTCAACATACGCATCAGACACCCTGGGCGAGTCCTCGCACGACACCTTCATCGTGATCCAGTCACCCGCCAAACGGTTATGCGTGTCATAGAAAAACCCGCTGGAGCGCACAGGATTGCCCAGCAACAACGTCACCGCGCTATGGCCAGACATGGAGCCAGCCGCCGCCTCAAACACCTGCTCCGGTATGCCCGACGCCTCGTCAGCCACCAGCATCACGTTATCACTGTGCACACCCTGCAAGGCCTCGGGCTGCTCGGCCCTTGATGTCCTTGCCGAAATAAACGCCTCATTAGGATGCTCCTTAAACTCAATCCTGTCCTGCTTCACCTCCAATTGCTGCTGCAAGGCATCCGGTAACTGCTTAACCCAGCGCTTCAATTCCGCAAACAAGGCGTCATAAAGCTGGCTGCTAGTGGGCGCGGTAAGCACAACCTTCACAGGAAAACGCAAAAACGCATACCAAAGAATCGCCCACGCCGCGCCCGTTGACTTGCCAACACCGTGGCCAGACCTGACGCTAATCCTGCGCTCGCCTCGCGCAATGTGCATCAAAAACTCCTTCTGCCAGGGGTCGGGCTGCGTATTCAAAACCTCCTGCACAAAGAGAACAGGGTTGCGGTAATACTTCTTCGCCCACTCAATAAACGGGTTCTTCGCCTGTGCGGGGTCTTGTTGTGTCACATCGGGGACAGTGGGCTGTTTAGCTGGCACAGTTTTTATTTTTTTTAGGGCGGTGGGCGGTGTCGGGGCAGGGGGTAGGGGGGTCTGGTTAAGGGTCATGGGGATATCTGTTTAGGTGCAGCAGTTGCCGCCCCCGCGAATTGCGCGACGGGGGGGTCGATAACCAGGTGCGCCAGCGCGGCCAGCAGGCGGGAGTTATCCACAGCGGCCTGTGGATACTGTGGATAAGGTTCGTAAGTCGTTGATTCCATTGGATTTCTGTCTGTGCGTCTGATTAAATCAATCAAATGTACTTAATACAACACCCATTATGTTAAGTTGGACCTTGATTACGCACATGATATCCACAGGCAAAACGCCACGATCGGCCGCTATCCACAGGATTCTGTGCATAACTGGCGTCAGTTGGCAATCTGCGGTGTGGACAACTCGGCATCCTGCACCACTTCGACGTGCCGCAGCGCGTCCAGGCGTAGACCGCCAATGCTGATGTTCACCGCTGGCGTGCGCTGCTGGGCATAGACGCTAGGCTTCCAGCGCTCTGCGATCCATTGACGCGTCTGGATGCGCACCCGAGCCAGGTTGCTCTCTTCCGGAGAGGCAGAATCTGCTATTTCTAGCGTCTCACAGGCCAGTTGATCTGCTGCTCGGGCGCGCGCGCGAGCAATTTTATGCTCGTTTTCGGGCATATCGCACCATATTTCCAATGCCCTACGCCCTATGCCAAGGTCCTTGCATATGCTTGTCGTTGACTTCCCAGCCTCGAACATGGTCACGATCTGCTCAACAGGTATTGAGTCCAGCACCGCGAGATCCTCTCGCTTTTTCTTTTGCCCAGCCATTAAAACGCCCTCCAGCGCAATCCATAACCATCAAGCACCATACCCATCACCAGCCCAACAAAATCGCTTTTACGCATCATTTAGCCCCTTTAAAAGCCTTCGTATCAAACAGCTTCGGCTGCTTGCTCGGAGTCGTCATGTCCAAGTCGTTGACCATATCATCAAAACCACTCGGACCGCCAACCGCCACCAGCTTGCTATCTGGCCACAACTGCTTGATCTCGCTCACCTTACCGCCAGCCTGCTTGGCCAGGATTATCGCCAGCTCGCTGATGGTCCAGACTTCCCTGTCCGTTGTCCCTGGCCACTGTTGGCAGTAAATTGCTTTTGCTCGCTCATCTGGCACGACAACCAAAACCGAGCCATCCTCACGCTGGTGCTCGATCTGCCCCACATCAGGCAACTGACTCACCCCATTCGCCCGCGCCCAATCCTCCATAGCCTGGTAAGCCCTGCACATTGACTGCACCGCCTTTTCCAGCTTCATCTCGTCCCTTGACTCCTGTGCCTGCCAAACCCTCTGCATTTGCAGCCACACCTTTTCGCGCAACCCGCTATCGACCAACCAGACAAGCCTATCAATACCCCACTCAGCATCATGGGTATTCTTCCGATTCACAAGCTCCCCCATCACCGCGTTTTTGAACACATCAAACTTGTTCGCAGGAAAGCTCGGCAGCTCCGGCTGCTTAATTGCCAATGTTTTAACTTTATTTATCGCCATTCACCACTCCACCAAGAAAACAAAGAAAACTCCGGTTTGGACCAAACTTTGGGCATTGGCTGAAACGACGGAATGGGACGCGTACTAAGACTTACGCGTCCATTCCGTCGTTTTTCCAGCCAATTTATGCCATACGAAATGGTAAATCCATGTCGTTCCATTTCGTAGTCCATTCCGTCCATTCCGTCCATTTCGTCAACCACCTCAAAACACCCTAAAAATCGCCGTCATTTTGATCATCATCACCCCAAATCACCCACACCCATGGATCATAAATCTCGATCTTTTTGATCTCTTGGAGCGACAATTTGCTGTCCTTAAACTGCCTGCTAGTCATAGATTTGGCCAGGCAGGCATCCTCCCACCGCCCCAAATTGATGCATTTATTACGCTTCCCGTCCACAATTTGCATCTCTCCAAACTCCTTAATTGCCTTGTGCAGCGCGTCCATCGCCACGGTTTGGTTAGGTCCTGCGCCCTTTCTTGATGGTGGTTTCTTGGTCGGTTTGTGCTGCTCGTCGATGTTTTCCTGGTGCTCTTTTACCGCCAGAGACAGGTTTTCTCCGAGCCCAAGCGAGCTGTCCTGGCCCTGATTGATGTCTATTTCCACCATCTCAAATCCAAATTTAAGGTTGTCCTGGCCGTCCTTTTGCTTACTTATGGTGATGATTCCCTGACCTGCCACACCGTCCTTCTTGACTACTTGTTCAAGTTTTAGCAGCTCCAACTGCGTGTCCACAGCACCGAGCAGCGAGCTGTGGCCGCGCAATCCTTTGGTCTGGTCCTTGCCACTATGGTGCAAGACCATAAGCGCGCAGTCCAATTTGCGCTGTAGACGTCCCGCGTTGTGGATAAATGCGCCCATGTCCTGGGAGTCGTTCTCGTTGCCGCCGCCAAACGCCCTGGCCAGCGTGTCAATCTGCACCAGGCGCAGCTCTATGCCGGTGCGCTCAATCAGGTTATCTATTGATTCCATGAGCAAATTGAAGTCATCCGCGCTCGATCTCAGGTTGAGCTGGTATCGGATGACGTAGATTTGCGCCCCATCCCTTGTCTGGTGGTTGATCTTGCACGCCTTGATCCTGGCCCCGATACCGCCGTGACCCTCGCCCGCTATGTATAAGACCGCGCCAGGGTTAGTTACCTGGTTCCCCATCCACTGGCGTCCCGTGGCCACCGCCTCGGCTATGTCCAGCGCAATAAATGACTTGTAACTGCCTGGTGGCCCATACAGCGCCGCAAAACCCCTCTCTGGGAGCACGTTCTCGATGATCCAATTTACCGGCTCGTCCTTGATCGTGTCCCACGCCTCGATGTTGAGCAGTTGCGGCGTCGGGTTATACGCCTCCTGCTCCGGCTCCTGCAATTGTTCGCTGTTTGTGACTTCAAGCTCTTTCGTGATGACCGGAGCCTGCTTGGCCATCTCCGCAAGCTCCTTCCTTGTCCCCTTCATGTCGTACACCCACTCGTGTGCGTCGTCACCCTCCACCATGAGATCAAGGTCCAGGTATCGGATCGACTTGGCCACTGGCAGCAAGTTGGCAATGGCTTTTTTCGCGTACTGCCTGCCTGGCTCGTCGTTGTCTGGTATGACGACCACGTTCGCTCCGGCGAAATACTGCGTGATCTCCTGCGGCCAACTGCCTGCGCCCGTGTGCGAAGTCGTGGCTATGGCGCCTATGCTGACCAGCGCGTCGGCTGCCTTCTCGCCCTCCACCAGGTAAATTGCCCTGCCAGCGGACTTCGCGTCCAGCAGCTCGGGCAGGTTATACGGAACCAGGCGCGTGTCCTTGAGACCCGCGACCCTCTTTCCGCTGGCGTCCACGCGGTGGATTGAGTACGTCTTGCCCTTGGCGTCGTTTGTCTTGTATCTGCGCTTGGTAAACAGGATGTCCCCGTCCTCGTTACGATAGACCCACTCCTTCTCCAGGACCGGAGCCTGGTGCTGGGTAAAGCTGATCTCCTCGCGCTTGGGCGTTGTAGGCAGAAGGTCCCTCGCGCGCACAGCGTCAAATACGTCCCGCTGGTCGCAGCCGCCGTGGCAATGGAATAGCACCTTGCCGTCTGATTCCGTGATCGACAGGCTTGGGTTCTTGTCCCCGTTTCCCCTGCCGTGGCCAGGCACGGGGCAGGAGGCAACCCACTGCCCATTAACCTGCTTGGCGTTACCCAGCGCCTTGGCTATTGTTTCTGTGTCCATCTATTCGTTCTCGTTTTTCAGAGGAAAAAAAAGCCGGTGGAGATCAGCCCACCGGCGCGTCAGTCTAACGCTTAAAAAATCTCGTCGTCATCCACCATAGTCGCCTTGGGAGCAGCCTTGCGCACTGGTTGCGGCTCTGGCTCCTCTGCCACAGCATCCAATCCCGCCGGGCGATCAACCCAGCCAGTTAGCACAAAGATAGGTATGCGGGTTGTTCCCTTGCCAATCTTCTCTGCCTTGGAGTGCCCGTACTGAAACACGGGCAGCTTGCCAGGGTTAGCAGCACGCTCGGCTGCGCAGGCCTTGTACATCAGCTCCAGTCCCATGTTAGGACCCACGCCGTTGCTGGACCACTCTGCGGCTCCGATCTCCTTGTTGTACAGGACAACTTGAAATCCGCGCTTGTGCTCTGGTGACGGCTGCGGGCCCTTCTTTCCGACAGATTCATCCTGCACCCAATCTCGCACACCGACACCCAGCAAGAGCCAACCAGTCTTGATATTGTCGATATCGAACACCACTTTCTTGAGTTCGATCTCCTCGTTGTTGTTGTTAGTCCAGGCATTGGCCTGGGGCGAGAAACGGATGTAGTTACCAGAGCCGCCACCAGAAGATAGATTTAGCATTTGCATTTAGCTTTCAGCGTTGATGTGTGACTTACGTCACGATTAAAGGACTGTGCTCTCGCCCAGCCCACGGGATTTAGACAGCGTGAGGCCAGACGATACCTTGCTCGTCACGCTATCCAAAACATGTTTCTTGTCCTTGCCCAAAATCTTGTCTGCGGCGGCAGGCGAAATAAGGGACGTCTCGTACAGTTGCGTCTCAGGCACACCCGCATCGCGCAGCGCCTGCACCGCGTCGGACTCTTTAGTCCACTGCCTGGTGGCGCGCTTGGGAGCCATCTGCCACCCACGCAGTACACCGCCAGACTCCAGTGTCTTGGTGGCCTGCTTGCGCAGTGCCGCGATAAAGTCCTCCACCATCTCAGCCTTGTCCAGCAGGTCGGACATCTGCTCTGGCGTGAGCTTGGCCACGTCGGTGGATACAGGGACCTCGGCCAGTGCCTTGACCTGCGCTGGGCAGATCATCTTGGCGGGGCAGTATTGGCACGCGGCCTTGTCTGGTGTCGGCTGGCTGCGGCCATCTGCGGCAGATACCACGGCAGGTATCAGCACGTCGTTACGCCAATGGTTTAGCTCGTGGATAGTCATTGTGTGCGTGCGGTTATCGCCCGTCTGCGGCTGCACGATCGTGAGCCTGATCGTCTCAAAGTCCTTGGCCAGCTTCTTGATGACGCCCAAGGCATAAATCTTCATCTGCGCAGAGTCCGCGTCCACCCACTGGCGTCCAGTTTTAAGGTCTGCGATCTCGAGGATTGACTTGTTTAGGTTGTACCCGACCACATCCGCAGTTCCACCGACCTTTGCCAGCAATGTCTCATACGCGACCCCGTACTGCTCCACCTTAATCGTTCCCAGCTCTGACTGAAGTGCTGCCACTGTACGCACATGAGCCAGGGCAAACTCAGCGTTTTCCTTGGTGATGACAATGCCCTCAATGGTCTTGCCAATGAAGTCCATCGGGTCCTGGTCCAACTGCCAGCAGGTTTCACTCAGCGCGTGAATGGCTGTGCCTATTTTTGCGGCCTCACCCGCTGGCTCGTAGGGCACTTGCAGGGACAGGCGAGCTGATGCTGGGCACGCGATCCAGCGCGCTGCGGATGACGGACGTAGGATTAGTTGTTTCATTCTTGGCTTTCGTTGATGAGTAATTGATACGCCAGGTTGCGCACCTCGGACGTGACGCAGTGGCCAAGGTCCTCAGGGTGCACCAAGCGCTTTAGGAATTGAGTCTTATCGCGTGATGCATTGCGCTCCTGCTCCAGTTGCGTGGCCAGATATATCGCGTGCTCGCGCAGGGTTTTAAGGTCTTGCTGGGTCATTTGTTTACCTTGAGATACCACGCGCCAATCAGGACAGCATCGGCGCGTCCATCGTCCTTGACGCGTGCAAACGATTTCTGGTGTGATGGATACAGCTCGCAGGCTCTGGAGCGTGATGCGTCCTTTCCTGCACCACGGCCAATGCCCTTTGTCCACGCGCTGGGCATGACGTAGGTGGAAGGTATGTTGTACGCCGCCAGGATGCCCTCAATGATTCCCAGGCTGCGCCCAAATGAGAACATTGATGTAACGCCCTGCCCTGGCATTGCAGACACCTTCTCCACCACTACATGGCGCGGGTCGTACTGAGTGAATATGCCAGCCAGCGCGGACGCTGAAATATGACGCTTGGCCTTGCCGTTGCGCGTCAGCTCGTGCGTTGGCATATCCTCAATAGCAATCAAGGCGTCTCCATCAAACACAGCCATGGCGCCATTCAGACCTGGATCTATAGACATCACAATCATGCCTGCGCCTTTGCCGCGATCAGCGCGTCTACGGCCTGCTCCAACTTGGCAATCGAGCTGTACAGCGGGACAGTCTTGCCCGTGCTCCAGCGTGAGAGCTGCGCTGGGTCAACCCCAGCCGCATACGCGATATCGTTCATCTTGAACCCGTTTTCCTTGGCGCGAAGCCGAATTGCCTCGATTGCCTGCTCAGTTGACGTAATCATTGTGCCTTACCCTCCAAATTGACGAATGGCGCAATTCTAGGCGGATTTTTTGACTACAAACACAAATATTTTCGCCTACTTAGGGTAAACACCTAAATAATTCCGTTGATGAGTTAGTCAATTCGTGTAGGATATGCACCATCAACAACCCGCCAAACGGCACTTTTAGGAGAGCAACTATGCGATACCGCGAACACTACACCATCCAGCCAGTGACCCGTAAGTGGGCAGAGATAGCGCTGGCGGTGGCCATTGGGCTGGGCCTTGCAGTCCTTTTCTTTCTTGGAGTATGAACATGAGCGAGTCAATGCAAAAACAGATCGACGAAATTGTCGAGGAGCTGTTGCCCAAAAAGGGTCAGATCGGAATTCTTACAGCGCATGAGCTGCAATCACACCTGCGCATGGCGGCTACCAGGGGCGCGCTAGTTGGCTGGGCAGCCGCTGAAAAGTTGACCACCAACAGGTTCAAAGAGGAGTACGAAAACATGGCCCACCACTGCAAGCAGTTGGAGTTTGAAATCATGGAGTTAAAGCGGTGAGAAAACGCAGCAGCTATCGGCCCAAGCCGCAACTACCGAATCCTGTCGCGTGGATCATCAACGGGTTTAAGCCCATCACGCAGGCTGGCATTGTCAATGTGCAGATCAAGAATCACCAGGCTATTGACGCGCTTCGTAAAGGCATCGCTGACCGCGAGGACATTGACTCCATCATCGAGGCATTCAATGTCGCCGAGGCATTACAGCGCATTGGCATTGGAGATGAGTACAAAGACGATCTTAGAGCCGCGCAGGATGCCCTATTTGATGTCTCCAGGCGCGGGGTGGACCGAGAGTACAGATTCGTGCTCAAGGCGCAGGAATTGGTCGCTATTAATTTGGGCATGGAGATACACGACGCCCAGATCGAAGTGACCACCATTGAGCAAATGGAGCAGGCGATCAAGATCGTCAAAGAAGAAATCAAGAACCGCAAGGCGCGGGTAATACTGGAGAAAACAGCATGAGCTTTATTAAATTTTTGAAGGACTACTGGCGCGACCTGACGCCAAAGGAAGTGTGCCAACGTGAGCTTTCTGAGGCCACGCTTGAGCTGCTACAGGCGGAGTCTGGCGCCGAGTACGCGCAGAGCATCATCACCTACAACCAGACGCGCATCAAGCGCCTTAAGTCAAGATTGGAGGAGTTTGCTTGAAGTTAAACGTGATGCAATCGTTACGATCCAAACTACCTGGATCTACAAATGAGCCGCTGTACACACTTACCGAGATCGCTGACAAGTTGGGCATGGAGTATGAGGACCTTAAGAAACTTGTACGAAATAAACACAATAAAGTGCCAGCGCCTAAAGTTATTAGGAGTACAAGTTCAGCAATGACAATGCAGCAAAGACTTTACAAATTATCGCAATTTAAAACTTGGATTAAAGAAATAGGAGAAAGAAAATGAAAGACAACACAGTAGTAGCAAAAGAGTACACCGACTGGCTGGTCAAGACTGGCGGCTATGCAAGGGACATGACCCTGCGTGACCATTTTGCGGGGCTGGCTATGCAAGCACAGTTATCAATGCTGGAAATTAATTTAGCTATAAGCCAAGGAGACATTACGATAAAAAATGTTTCCGGAGGTTGTTATGAATGGGCAGACGCAATGCTCAAGGAGCGCAACAAATGACATGGCCTTTCCCAACCAAACCACTACCCGATGCGCCCTACAAGCGTATCCCTTTCAACCCCGACAACTACGAGGATGCACCGCTATGAGAGAGATCGACAAAATCTACATCGAAAAAGGCACAGAGCAAGACCCGTACACCGAGACGTTTGGCGCGGTCAAAAGCCTGATTGCTTTTTTGGTGATCTGCGTATTTGCAGGTATGGCATTCATTGCGTGGGTGAGGTGACGTATGACACCCCTAGTACGGGAAATGGTCAAGATGGTGTCGGTTGCTAATCTTGACCCAACTCAGATGCAGTGGTTTGATGTGACTGGGGCAATAAAGACGCATATTGGTGCAGACCCAAAACGGTACTTGTTGCATCCAGCGCCCTATAAAAACATGATGTTGGTAGGTAGCACAAAGCAGGGTGATTTCATGCTATCGCTATTGGTTGAACCTGATGCCACCGTTGTGACTGGATGGATAATGAAGCCGCAAGGTTATAAAAATCTTGGTAGCTTTTTGTTCTCAGAACACAATGGTGAGCCGAAAGTTGGCCCTCTTGATAAGCCGCTTGACCCGCAAGACCAGCGCATGATGGTGGGTCTTATTGCCATGTTCTACGCATCGCTGGACAACAAGATTGAATCCTATGTGCCAACGATTAAAAACACATTTACAAACCGCAGAAAAATTAAAGAAGGCAAGATGCCTACATATGATTGGCATACGGTTGTGATTGAGCCACCCAAACCAAAGCAGGAGCATCAAGGCGGGACACACGCAAGCCCACGCAGACATCAATCAAGAGGTCACTGGCGCACTTACAAATCAGGTAAACGTGGATGGGTTAGCGAATGCTGGAAAGGGGATGCAAGCAAGGGCACGGTGTTCAAAGATTATGCAATTAAGGAGCAGCCATGACAGGCTATAACTTAATTAATGGAGAATCAAAAATGGAAAAATCAATTAACACAATTACAGTAAATGGCGTTGACTACGTTCGCGCTGACCAAGTTCAAAAAACACCAGTTGGAAATCGCGCTGTTGTAGTGGTCGATAGGGGTTGGATTTTTGCGGGTGACATAACAAGGAAAAACGGGCGCATCAAACTTACTCGTGCTGTGCATGTATTCCGTTGGGAATCCATTGGTTTTAACGGAATGATTTCTAATCCAAAATCGGTAAAAGTTACGATAAAACCTATGCCTAACGGAGTGGATATTCCAGAAGGAGCCGAAGTGTTTTGCGTACCCGTTGAAACAAACTGGGGTCTGTAATGTTTAAGCCTATAGGCGACGGTTACGGCAACGGCTACGGCAACGGCGA